GGGGATCTCCTCCGCTTTGGGGCTGTTTTGGGCGATCTTGGCGGGGAATGGCGGGGATATTAAGGCCGGGCAAACACTAACAAATGAGCCTTTTCGGTGGGTTGCGTAGCCTCCCCAAAACTCCCTTCCAAGCTGAGGGTCGCGGGTTCGAATCCCGTCTCCCGCTCCAGATTTTTCAAGGGGTTGGCTTCGGCCAGCCCCTTTTTGTTAGGCTTTGGTTGCGTATAGGTTGCAGGTAGATGCGGAGTCAAGGCAGGGTTATCCAGGCGGTCAACGGCTGCACGGTTTCCCTGGGGTGCCAGATGGCCGTAGGTGTCCACCGTCAGGCGTATGGTGGAGTGGCCTAGCTGGTCCCTGATATAGGGCAAGGGCTCACCGTTTTGGATAAGCAGGCTTGCATATGAATGGCGCAAGTCATGAATCCTAGTCTTGCGTAGGCCCGCAGCGGCAAGAGCCTTGTACCATACCCGATTCCTGAAGTTGTTCTCCTGGACGGGCATGCCTTCGGGGCTCAAGAAAACCTGATCCGGCATCTTGCCCTTGCCCTTGGCTAGAGCCTCACGCTTGCGCCTGGTCCTGAGGTCATGAAGTACACCGGCAAGCTGGCCGCTCATGTCGACCCGTCTACCCTTACCGCTTTTAGGGGTCTCTACCTTGTCACGGCTCATGCCCCGGCGGACCATAATAAAACCGCCGCGGAAGTCCACGTCTCCCCACTCCAGGCCCCTGACTTCGCCAAACCTCATGCCCGTCCTAGCAAGACACAGCACCATGGGAAAATGGTGAGGATACTTGTCCCTGAAGACCTCCAGGAGTTGATTTACTTCATCGGCTGTTAATGGCTCTATGTCCGCCTTACGGTCCTTAGGCTTGACCACACGGCCCAACCGTTGCGCTGGATTGTGAGCGATTATTTCGGCCTCCACCGCCCGACTCAGGACTCCAGAGACGACATTCTTGAAATGCCCCACGGTAGAGGCCGCGAAGCCTGCATTGCCCTTGGAAAGCAGGAAGTCTTTGACGTGTAGTCGGGTGATTTGATCCACCGGCTTTTTTACGAACACAGGCAGCACATGCTTCCTGAGGATGATTTGATACTCTCGCAGAGTAGCCGGTTTGCAGGTAGCCGGCACGGTCAGGCTAATCCATTCCCTTGCCAACTCTCCGAAGGTGGGAATAGTTTCGTCGTCCACCTTGAAGGCCTTGGCCGCGATGCGCATCTGTATTCTTCTGGCAACCTCTTTGGCCGCACCCTTCGCGCCCACTTTACGGGCTTTTCGTTTACCGAGGTGATTTATGAATATCCAATATTCACCTGAGCCCTTGACCTTTTCTCGTACGGTTACGCCCATGTCAGTTCTAGTTCCTCGTCACCCTTAGCCTATGCAGGCCCAAGGGGCAACTAATTGAGCTTGGTATTGACCACCTTCACAAGGAGTTTCTCACGGACGGGCTTCCCGTCTACCTTCAGAGCAAGATAAGCGCCAGTTTCCCCGGTTAGTTCCCCGTGCTGCCAGGTGTGGCTGAAGCTGCTCCAGAATACATTTTCATTAGGATAAATGGCCTTGGTAATCGTAGCGCCAGGGAATACGATCTCGGGCGGCTTGGGCTGATTTCTATCCCTGTAAACGATCCCGGCATACATGAAGCCCCCACTGGTAGCATTGTTCTGGATAAACAGAGTGGAGTTCCAGTCGATAACGAGATCATGAGCAGTCTTGTTATGAACCGTCAAGATAAATGATTCATGCAGCCCCATGCGGTCCTTGGGCCCCACTGCCAGCTTGATGGTGTACTGCGGTGTCTCAGCCGCAGGCCTGACCGGAGTGACCTGGGAATCGTACTTGGGTGTCTGCCACATTTTCTTAAGCTGCTCTTCGGTGTACGTGGGTTGTCTTTTGGCACAGCCAACCAAAAGCACAGAAAGTAAACATCCAATTAAAATCAGTATCTTGCCAGTACTCATAGTTCTTACTCCACCATGGCTAGGCGACCGTCGAACCGGACCGCGCCACTCTCCATATGTTTTATGGGGCAGGCGACTTTTGTGTTGAGTTGAAGCAAGGATGTATAAGCATTCGACTGAGGCTACCCCAAAAGTTAGAACAGGGTCAATGATGTTGACTTGGCTCCGGACACCCTTCATTGGTACGTCCCTTCCCATGCCTGAAGTCAATAGATGCAGCGGATGCCACCATCCCCAACATGAACCAGGCAGGCCTGGCCGCCCGGGAGGATGATGACTTCGACGCCGCCGCTCGCCGTGGGAGATTCCGGGCGATGATAAGGGCGCGGGCCACAATATTAGCCCGCAGCCCCGGTTAAAGTTTCGCCATCCGCATGCATTGGCAAGTTTTCACGCGAACGTATTTCGTTGGCTGTCATGATGCCCGCCTTGCGGGCGATTTCGTATGCTTGGAACCTTTCAAGGGTGCCGGCCCTAAGCAGGTTTGACGTGTTGTGCTCGAAGTAATAGCCGGCTTCCCGCTCGCCCTCTGTAAGCAACTGCAAGTTGAACCTGGCCTCCAGGCGCACCAGCCACGGGGTAAGGCTCAGGGTTAAGAACTCATGGGCAAGCTGCTCCACGTTGTTGAAGCTCATGCGGTCCAGGTGGCCCAGCAGGTGCACGGGCACCCGGAAGCATCGGGCTATCTCTTCAAGAGACCACTTCCAAGTGGCTAGGGTCTCCGCGTCCTCATTTGTAAGGCTGATTTGTTCGTAAGTGAGTCCTCCATCCAGGATGATGGTTTTCCCCGCCCCGCCTGGCCCTCCATAGCGGTGCTCAAAGTCCGCACGAAGGCGTGCAGCGGCTTCATTGCTCACGTCGTGGTCAGTTTTCAGCACGCCACTTGGCCTGGCCTGGTGCCTAAACAGATTCGTCATGTAGCCATTAATCGTGTGCGGAAGCTCCAGGGTGCGGCGCAGTAGGTTAATTGGACTCACGCCCACCACGCCGTCCGTGGACAGGCCCTTGAGGTGGATCAGTTCATCTTGGGTGTATGTCACCGCCCGCTTTTCATCGAAGTATTTGTATAGGATGCTGTTATCGTCCTGGGGGTCCACCTGCACGCAGTCAGGACGTAGCGGCCACAGGCCCACCACGCGGCCCTGAGAGCGCTCTACGTAGACGTAAGCATTGCCCCTGAGGCACAGGCACGCCATGACGTACTCACGAAGCTCCCCGCCCGTCTGATATCTGTTTGGAGTGTGCCTTATAAGGCCCTGTAAGTGGTGATCCTGGGCACGCTCCCGGCCGCCGTCCGGTTGCTTGCGGTACAGGTCCAGGGGCATGGCCGCGATGGTCTCAGACAGGACGCGAGTGCAGGCGTAGACCGTCGGGATCGCCAGGGCGACGTGTTCCTGGTAGTCGCCTACACTCTCGCCCTGCAACCAACGGCTTGTAGGCGATTCCGCCTTGTATCTACGTTTGAAAAAATCAATCAAGCCCATGGCTATCTCCTGAATGCCCCGCCCGAAGGCGGGGCGCTCTTCATGCTAGGCGCGTTCGTCCAGTGACACGAAGTCGGCAACCTGAGTGGTGCCGTCGGCCAGGGTGAGTAAGCCGTTTCTTATGGGCATACCGTCGATCCGCACAATGGCCCTAAAGGCAACGTGGTCCGTTGTGAAATAAACGTCCTTGGAGGCCTCCAGGCGCAGGTCTTGCCGGATGCACAAAGCGTAGCCGCCGGGGTTGATCAGCATCGCGTCGCCCTTGTTTCCCAAGGCGTTGGTGTGCTCGCTCCAGATGACCGGGTAGCCCAGCAGAGGCAGGCCCTTGCCGCCTTGGCTCGCGTCGCTCCAAATCACCTGGCCGCCCAGGCCCACACCAGCGGTCAGGGAATACACCTGGCCCTTGGCGCTGGGCGATAGGAGCCAGAAAGCCTTCTGCTCCGCCGCTGGATTCAGCTTCGCCGCCATAGCGATTGCGTTTTCAAATTCAAAGGTGTCAGCAAGCTGGCTGGTCTCTTTGGAAACGCTGGTGATGGCGCTAGAGTTGTAAATCCCGAGCGGCTGGCCCGCCCCGGTGCCGGCCAGGATGCAGTAGTGGTCAATCGCCCACTTAATCTCGGCCGCCAAGGTGTTCCGAATGAAGGCCTCTGCATTCGGCGCGTCGTCTATGAACTCCCTGGTGGCCTTCAGGAGCAACGTCAACTTGTGGGGTTTGAACTCCAGGCTCCGAAGCTCAATATCATCTGGATTCATGGTGCCGCCCTCGGCGGTCCAGGTGGCAGATAGGCCGCCACGGTCCGCAGAGTGGTCAGTGTCGCTGATCGCCGGCACCTCCAAGGTGGTGCGGTCCGTGCGGTAGACCGTGGCCCGGCTGGCCAGGATGCTTTGCTCCAAAGCCATGTCCAATATCGGCGTGCCGAAAGCCGGCGGGATGATGAAGCCGCCCTCGCTTCCTTCGCCAGTGTTCATCGTCCTGGTCTGGAGCCGCTCATCGCGCCCGGCCACCACCGCCCGGGTGAACTCGCCCAGGGTCTTGAATCCGTGATCCTCAAGGCCGGCCGCCCGGTCCTGAACCACGATCCGCGGCCGGGGCTTTTCCTGGCCCTTGTCCCGCTGGCGTAGTTTGTCAGCCTCGTCCATCATGGCCAACTTGCGGGTCACGGTCTCGGCCTCCGCCTTGAAGGCCTCGAAGTTAGCCTGATCCTCGTCGGTGAGCTCGTCCCGCTGGGCCAGGGTCTCAATCTCGGTTGCCAGGTCCGCCTGGCGCTGGAGTAGGTCATTACGATCCATCTTGTCTTTTCCTTCCGTTGAAAAGTTGCGTCCAATGCCCACGGACCCGTCCGCAGGCACGGCCACGAGTGAAACTTCCATCGGGGTCCACCGCGTAACCCGGTAGCCGCCCGCCATGCGTTTGGTTTTTTCGACCGAATAGCCGATGCTGATTGACCGGAGGATGCCGGCCTGCACGTCTTCCCAAATCTCACGCGCACGCTTGGAGGCACCGAAGCGCAGGCGGCCCAGCAAGCGGCCAGCCTCCAGGCGAAGGCCCTCCACCAGCCCAATGGGCAGGCGGCCGGCGTCATGTGACTCCAGGAGTGGCAAAGGTGCCCGGCTCAGGTCTACGGCGTCGGCCGTGTGGCTTAGCACCTCCGCCCCCTCGTGGCGCTTGACGGGGGTCTCCGAACTCAGGGAAGCGGATACCACCCGCTGCTCCTGGTCACGGGTCTCCCCTATCTCAAGTTGAAAAGTCCTTCGCTCCATCTGTCTCACCTCCAAATAAAAAGCGGCCGGGGGCTCTCGCCCTCCGGCCGTCTCGCGGCTCTGTTCTGTGTGTCTGTGTGTTGTCTCCTACACGGCTAATAAACCTCGTTCCATCCAAGCCGGTGGCGGTGCGGGCTGTTCTGCCCTGGCATGCAGCCCCAAGGCCATGACCAGGGCCACGAGCCCATCTACCCTTTCAATGGATTTATCCTTGGCTATTTTCCTGGCCCCGGCGGGGTCCGTCTCCACCACCGCGTTGGCAACATTCCACGTCAAGACAGGGTGCCCGCCGTGCCTCAGTTTTTGATTCAAAATCGCAGCCTCAAGCACGTCCACGCCTGGGCCCATATCCCGGTAGCCCTGGCCCCAGGCCACAAGGGGCAGCTTTATACCCTCATCGGCCAATAGGACCTCCAGGTCCTCGATTCTCCACCGGTCATAGGCCACGCCGCGAAGGTCATAGGCGGCCGCGATTTCGGCCAGGCGGTACACGATGGCCCTACGGTTGATCGCCCGGCCCCTGGTAGCCTCAATCAGGCCCTTGGCCTCCCAGGTGCGGTAGGGCACTTTGTCTTGGTCCTCGCGCTCAGCAAGGCTTTCGCCAGGCACCCAGAAAAAGGGCAGCACCGCCCCTTCGTCCATCGGGAAGTAGAGCACGAGGGCCGTCAGGTCTCTTGTGCTCCCCAGGTCCAGCCCAGCCCAGCATGGGCGGCCGGCCAGGGCAGCAGGGTCCACCTTGCCCGCGCAGGCATCCCAATCCGGGCCCGCTATAAAGCGGGTATCAGCTTCCACAGGCTGATTGAGGTACAAGTTTCTGAAGACAGATTCCTTGGCGGGAATCCTTTGAGCCTGGGCTGCAAACTGCCTCATTTCCTCCAGGCTCCTGAAGTCTCCAAGAGCCGGGTTGCACGCCTTCCAGACAGCTTCGTCCCAGGGGTCCGCGTCCAGGGGTGCGCTGAATATCACCGGGAGAAAACTGTCATCCTCCACCACGCCGTCCAGCACTTGGCGGCCGTAGTTCACCAACTCCGTCATCACGTGGTGGGGGTCCGAAGATTGCGTGCTAATGACGACGAATAGGGGCTCCGCCCTGGCCCCGGTGCCTGTATCCAAGTTGTCATGGAGATGGCGAGTCTTGGCCTGGGCAAGCTCATCGTAAATTGCAAAGCTGGGGCTCAGGCCGTGGGCCTTGCGGTCATCGCTTGAAAGAGCCTGATAGATGGAGCCGGTTATGTCGTCCTCAATGCGTTTCTTAAAACGCTGGACGTTGCACCGGGCGGCAAACTCAGGCACCGCCGCGATGATTGCCTCAAGCTCCGAGAAAATAAGGCCCGCCTGATCCCGGTCACTGGCCGCGCTGTATACCTGTCCACGTGGCTCAGCCTCAGGGCCGATCAGGTGACAGAGCGCCAGAGCGGCCGCCAGAGCGGTCTTGCCATTTTTCCGGGGCATTGTGACCAGGGCCTTGCGAACGACCCTCACATTGCGCCTGGTGCGGTACAGGGCCCGGATTATTTTCTTCTGCCAAGGCCTCAGGCGGAACAAGCGGCCAGCGTGCATGCCAGAGGTAATGGGCAGGCTTTCAATGAAGACCATAACCCGCTGGGCCCTGGACAAGCCGGGTTTCTCCCAAAGGTACGAGTGTTCACCCAATACCTTGGGCCCATCTTGGCCCGACTTGAAGGGCGCTGATTTTATGCCGCGTCTACCCATTGCCTAAGTAAGTATCAGCTTGTGTGAGCGCACCGGTCCCTGGGACTCAGTGCTGAGAGATTTTTCGTCCGTATTCCACCAGTGGCCAGCATCCAGCGGCCTACCTGTGTCAGGGTCCACTCGCCTGTCTCGCGGCGCATTGAATGCTCCGCCATCCTCCGCGTTGGTCTTGCGGGAATGGCAAGAGACACACAAGGACTGTAGGTTGTCCCATGCCCACGGGTCCCCGCCCTTGGCTATGGCCTGGATGTGGTCCACCTGGGCCGCCATGGTGGGTTTGATGCAGTGCTCGCAAAGCGGATTTGCCCGCAGCTTGGCCAGGCGAAGACGATGCCACCGGCTTGTGTTATAAGGCCAACGTGCCACTAGTTAGCACTATCGCCGCGTAGCCATTGCAGGCATTGAGGCAACGTGTCGCCCCTAGTGACCCGGAGTTGGCCAGCTTCCACCGCAGCCGCGACACGCGAGACGGCGAGCTTGGCTTTAGTGCGACTAAGGCCACTGGCCCGGAGGTCTCTCTCTAATGTCCTCTTGGACAGATAATCCATTGCCTTTTCCATTGGACCCTATCCTTTCTGGTATTGTGGTTTGTAAGGGTTAAACATCTTGGCTTCCCCGTCATTGCCTCCATAAGCTGCCCAACACAGTTGGGCTTTATAGTTCCGAGGATAAAAAAAGGATAGTAAGAGATAGTTCGTGTAAACTTATTTCCCTCGGTATGTTCATCTATTTCCCATGTATGTAAACCTATTTCCCATTCAGGGGCAGGTATGTTCATTTATTTCCCCCATGCGGCGGGCATGCTATAAGCATGACCTTGAACGCACCCTTGACTTCTGGCAGATGCTGGACCAGACCCTGCGCCCAAAGACTTTCCAGGGCGCTCCCCATCGACCGCCTATCAATACCCGACCACAGTGCTAGATCGGCCATGCTCTTGTAGTTGGCCCGGCGGACAATGTCCCATTTCCTGCCCTGCAGGTGATCCAACAGATCATCTTCATTTATCCACCCGCCACCAGAGTCCGCATCATCGTCTCCGTAAAGCCTGCCCCTCCACCGCAACACAGGGTAAAGCGCCTTCGCTGAAAGGGTGCATGCTCCCCATGCACCTGAGTCAATGATTTGGTAGTGGAATGGCGTGAAGCTCTGGGAGCCAAGCTCACGGTGGTCTATCGAAAGCTCCCGCCTGTAAACATTGAGCGGGGCACTTTTGGGTTTGCTTTTTTTCCCAAGGCTGATATAGCCAGCTCCGCTTAATTCGCGTGCTGCCTTACCGATAATGCGCCGACTTTTTATGCCCGCTTCAATTCCGATGGTTGTCTGCGATGGCCAGGCTTCCCCATCACGGTTTGCATGCCGGAATAGGACCGGCATTATTGCTTTGGCAGATAGGCTTAATCCGGACCATTCATAGTCCTCGAACAGCCAAAGCGGGAAAAGGAAATATTGACCATTCTGAGCCAAGGAACAACCTCGCGTTGTCTAGTTCAACCCCGCCATGACCTCGTTGACGATCTGGTCAACGCCTTCGCCAGCATCAACCCCATGGCCCCGTAGCCACTCGTCAAGGTGGTCCCTATTGACCAGCACGGCCCCGCCCACCTTTGAGTGGGGCAGTCCCGCCTTGATCCAATCCCGTACGGTCCGGGTGCTCACATCGCACAGCATCGCCACGGATTTAGCCCGTAGCCATGCCCTGTCTCTAGGTCTGATCATCTAATTCCTCCAAAAACAAAAACGCCGGCGAGCTCTTGCTCAGCCGGCGCTTCAGGCGCTCAGTTTTGCTTAGCGGTCCCTAGACGGCCCCCCAATGCCTAGCGCCTGATCAATGCTTTAATTTCTTATAGAGCTGGTAGTCCGCGCGACGCTGTTGGACCGTTGCCTTGATCTCCTCCTCCTCGGGGGAACCGTCGCCCCAAAATGCCAAGTCAAGACCAGCACCCACCATCGCACTTTCATATATCGCAGCAAACCTGGTGGTCCACGCCGGATCATCGTCATTGAGGCAGCCGTCAACAGTGTCTAGGAGCCCCTCCAGGACGTCACCAATAGGTGCATTCCATGCGAGCGCGTGGCGCTTGAGCCGCAGTAGCACATCAGGACTTAACCGAACGGTTGTATTGCGTTTTTGACCCATTTAAAAACTCCTCGGCGATAGGTTGACCACCAATAAAAAAACGGCCGTGGCCCGAGCCCACGACCGTCAGTATGGGGATATTATAGGCAATTAATGCACTTCCTGCAACGTGATATTGTGGTGGTATTGGTACGTTTCTGCGACATCCGCCATTTTTTGGGCGATTTTGGAACCGAGGGCCGAAAAAAGCCGCCCCGGAGGGCGGCGCTAAATTCCATCAATTCAAAAGAACTTATAATTCGTTGTCTGGTTCCTTCTTTATACGCGACGCCTTAATTAATTGCGCACAAACGCCTTAGGGTTTCGTTAGGTGTAGCCCATTGCAGGAAGAGCCGTTCCTGTTCGTTGAGAAAGTAACCCGGTTCAGCGAAGTCCAATAAATTATAAAATTGACAAGGACAACTCTTCGGCCAAAGCATCCAATTCTGCCTTAACTTGTTGGCTAACAAAAATGGTCCGTTCCTCATCGTCCATCTCGCACCCCCTCCTTATCGGCGGCATTGCCATGTACATATATGCCTCAGGGACAAAAGCGAGTGCAACCCCGCGATGGACCTTTGCAGATTGCGGCATTGGTTGCACATAGGTTGCAACCGACGACAAAAAACAGGCAACGATCCGGAAGTCGCTGCCTGTAATATCAATAGGTTACGCTATCCATCGGCGTCTTCCAAGCTGAGGGTCGCGGGTTCGAATCCCGTCTCCCGCTCCAAGCAAAACAGGGGGTTAGCCTTTACCGGCTGACCCCCTTTTCCCATCCCGCAGGCAATAGGGGGCCCCGAGCCTTAGC